GGGCTTTCTTTCTTCCCCTGGGAAAATTCATAGTCGCCACCCTGCTCATCGAGGGCGGACATGAATTCCACCAGCCCTTTTTCCTTCCAGGCCGGAAGGATCTTGCCGTCTGTGATCCCCTTTTCGACAAACGTGGTAATGTCTGCCACTTTTGCCGCTTTCTGCGCCGCCGAGAAATCAGCTTCACCTTTCTCGGCCTTTGCCTTGAAATCGTTCCGCTCTTTTTCAAGCAGAGCATTCTTCTCGTTTGCTGCATCCAACTCCAACTGGAGCTCTTCTGCTGTTTTTTTCATACCTTCTCCTTTGAGGGGATCTCCCTCGCTATAGTCGTAATCTTCGGCTTCAATGTCCGCTGAGAACTGAATGTCTTTAAGCCCGGCAATGGCCGGGGGCGCTGCACCGAGAAAAGCAACGTGACCGAGCGTGCCATCCTGGTGAATTCGAATGGAGCGCTTTTTCCAGCGGCCATCCTTAACACCCTGGGCAAACTCGGGAGCGACCTGCTTGAATTTTGCCAGGAGGAGATCCCCTGTCCGCTTCAGCCCATCGACCCAGCCATAGGCAGGAGCATTATCCCCCTGGGGGTGACCGATGACGACCGGCGCTTCGAAGTCGGCGGGGTTGTAGGAGTTGATCATCTTGTCCAGATCGGCCTGCGACCAGGTACGGGTACGGCCCTTGCTGTCAGTATTGGTTCCTGCCTTGAAAATCTCCACCCATCCGTGCATAAAAAAACCTCCTGTTGTCCGGTGCAGTTGCACCGTACAACAGGAGGCATGTTTAATTCATGTGACAGGGTCACACTGGCTATTCAGGAAACCGTGTTTAAACCCTGTTTAAATTTGCCGACGTTTGAAAGTTGCCGGTCAGGTCAGGGGTGTATACCTCCAAATGAATGTCGGGCAAATTTACACGTTTTAGCGGGTAGTCAGAAAGCCGGCTGCAGCGCTCTCGATTTTACCGATGCCGGCCGGGCTCACTTTCATGAATTCGCGCTGCGGCATGTTCCAGGTGGAGCCGCTCGAGCTGAAGCTTTTGGAGACGGCGCGTTTGTGACTCGACTTGGCAAAGACGGCCAGGTTCGCTTTCAGACCTTCCGTCCCCTGGCGCAGCAGGTTGCCCTTGGCATCGGTACGGAGGCGGACTGTGCCGCTATAGGGCTTGCGGGTGATCGGCCCGCCGAAATTATGGATAGCGGCATACTCCTTGTTGGTAGAGACTCCGGAGCTGTTGGCGCTGACAAACTCCTGGATGGAATTGCGCAACTGGGATGAGTCGATCAGCGTCTGACCGCCATCCTTTTGAGCCCGCTTAGACGCTTTCCATTTCGGGTCGCGCCCGCCGGCCTGGAAATTCGCCTCGACTTCGTCGTGCATGATCGCGGCAATTTCGCGCTGCAGCGGCTTGAGGTTGCGGCCATGGGCGATCATTTCAGCGATGATGCGGCGGGCGGTTTCGACTCCCTGGAGTTCGGCTTTAATCACCAGAGGCTCCTGATGGCCGGATCATACTTGTCCAGCTGCGGCTGCCATTTATCCATGCCGGGATTACTACTCCAGCCGAGATCCGGAGAGACACTGTAGCTCTTGCCAAACGTGTCAGTGCCACGGTACACCGCGACTCGGCCCGTTTCGCCGCCGCTGCCAGGAATCTCGACATCATTGAACGAGAGCATCTCCTGTTTCACCCAGACACCCTCACCATTCTTGACCATAGTAATAGCCTGGTCACCCGTCAGTGCGCGCACGCGGCAGCGGCAGCGCCAGCCGTTGGGCGGATAAAGATAGCGCCAGATCGGATCGTCAATCCGGGCAATAAGTCCGTTGTATGCCCGGTGCGCCGGCCGGGTCTTACTATCCATGACCGCTACCAGCATCAGATAGGGCCGGGCAGCGCGGTTCTCGAACTGGCTCTGCCAGCGGCCGGCTGAGTAGGCGCTCTGCAGGTTGGCTTCGTAGATGGTGCGTAGGCGGTAGGGAGAACCGAGCTGCGCCATCCGCAGTTCGCCGGTGGCCTCGTTGAGGATCTCCTGCTTACCCCACCAGCCGAGCTTTTGCAGCTCTGGTGTGAGCTGCTTTTGCCAGGTGTTGAACGTTTCCCCTTTCTCCAGGGCATTATCGAGAGAGTCCTTGATCGCCTGGAGCACATCGAGCTTCATGGCCTTGGCAACGGTGAACGCCTGGGCGTGGGCGCTGTCAAGCATCTCGTGCCAGTCAAAAGTTATTTGATAGCCCTTGCTGCGGAAATACTCAATGGCCTGCTCAGGGGCGAGGCCGAAGAGGTATGTCAAATCAAGATTGTTCATGGTTTCCGTAGGGGCGCTGCTTGCCGCGCCCGCCTTTGAACGTGGATTGCCACCAGGGCGCGGCAAGCAGCGCCCCTACTCTTCATTTGCGGAGATCCGGCCAATGACATCGGCGATGAAGATGAGGCTGGCCAGCTGCTTTTCAAGGGCGGCGCTGTCCATTTCCGGATAGGCGGCAATGAGCGCCTGCCTAGCTTCATCCGGGTTGCCGCCATCTTGAAGGCGTTTAAGCACCGGAGCGAGAATCTGCCCCATGTGGCCCTGCATCATTTCCGGGGTGACCAGCCCGGCCATGGTGTCGATAGCGTCCTGATCAGGAAACTGCACTCGCCGAGACGCGGCGAATTCGGCAGCCCTTCGACTCCGCTCAGGGGCCGAGTCGAAGCCCGGTTTCTCCGCTTTCAGTTCAAAATCAGCTTCATCAAGGCCATAGGTCTTCACATAGTGCGACTTCTTGAATTCGACGCCGCTGTCCGACAAAGTTTTATCCCGCTCGGCAAACTCCTTTTTCGGGTCATCTTCCTCAAACCAGATAAACTTCGGGCAGGGGATCCCCGGAGCGTTGACGAGCATATACAACCAGGCAATCTCCTCCATGGTCTTCTTGACGAGGGTCTGATCGCCATGGCGGACATCATCGAGCACGTCGCTATGAACCTTGCCCGCTGCATAGCTCCCCTTATCGCCGACTTCGGCGGTCAGGGTCTGGCACATGATCACCTTGGACATTTCGGCGTTCATCTCGTGAACCAGGCCGGAGTGGATGTTATCGCCGCCGCCGCTCTTGCCGGTCTCGACTATTTCGACTGAGCCGCCCTGGGCGATGACGGCAACGGCGTCGCGGACCATGCGGGAGAGATTGGATAGCATCTCCTGCTTCTCGGTTGCGGTCGCCCCTACCCGGTGCTTGCCGAGCAGAAAAGGGATCCCGTATTTCTCAGCGAGAACGGACCAGAACTTGATGCCGCCTTTTTTAAAAGCGACCGGCCAGAAGCAGCGGGAGAGCAGCCGCAAGCCGAAAGGGTTGTCATAGGTAGGGAAGTGTTTCGCCAGGACGAACTTGCCAAATGGAAGCTCGGTGCCGTCCCAGGCGTTCTGCATGGAGACGAAACGCGGTTCGTTGTATTCGTTAAACGAGAACCAGCGGGACGGCTTTGCTTCCAGATCCTTGATCGCCAGACGACTCCCGTCTTTTGCCGGCTGCCATTTGATCTCGACAGGCGTGTTACCGTAAAGGGGCGCATCAAGTAGCGCGGAAATGAGATTATAAAGATCGACGTTCTCCAGATCGGCAGTCAGATCACCTGCCAGCTTGGTTGACTGACGGCTCGCCTTTTTCTCTCCAGGAGCGAGGCCCGGCTCCCAGCGGAACTCTTTTTTGAGCGTGCCGAGCTTGCGCTGCTGGATGACGCTGATCAGGTGGCCATCGGCAGTCAAGCCCTCCAGGATCTCGGAACCATCGCCAAGCTTGCGCAGGATGGGATCCGGGTCCGGAAGCAGCCCCATGAAACCGGACCAGTCATAAGCTGCCTGGCGGGTGGCGATTTCATCCTGAAGGCGCTCACGGTCGGGAGTAGTATCGGAGAAGTCCATGAATTGTGTGGGGGATACCCAGATTCCTTTGCTCATATTATTACCTCACTTCGAACAAATGGAATACCAACGAACCTGCCAGGAGCTGGAATGTTCCGATATATTCTCGTCCAGACCCTATGCACGCAGGAAATGGATGGCCGGTACCGAAGACTTCAAATGATCGCGACTCAACCGGGTTGGCAGGATCAACAATTGCCCATATACAGGGGACGTCCCGCTGAACCTGCACTGACAATATTTGAGCACCAGCTGGCATCTCCACTGATTGGTGGTCACGCGCTTCAATTTCGTACTTAAAGATAACCTTCATAATTTATCCTTTAATCAGTAGTTACTGGCCATCTGCAGACTCTCACGCGGCGAGCCGCTGAGGATTGACGTATCTTCGACCGGCGTTGACCGGGCCTGTACTGCCAGCGCCTTTGCCCAGAAATGGTCGGCATGG